TACTGTATATACATTAACGCTAAGGAGCATAGCAAATGACTACTATCAACACATCAACTACTGTACTCAACGACCTCACTGTAGAGGACCTGCAAACTATTAAGGCTGCGGCACTACAGCATGCACGTGATGCAGCTGAAGCCAGCATTGCTGCTAACGGTGAGCTAGGCTACTGTGGCTTTGCTTGGGTTAACATCTACGGCATCAAAGGCAACACCAAGCTGGGCAAGCGTATGAAGGCAGCAGGCTTTGAGAAGGACTACTCAGGAGCATACAGCATATGGAACCCCAGTGGGCTAGGCACACAGTGTATGTACACCAAGGAGCAGGGTGCATACGCAGCAGCTAAGGTGTTCTCAGCAGCAGGCTTCACAGCTTACGCAGGCAGTAGAGCAGACTAACTAACTTCTCGGGATGGAAGTGAAGAGAGGGAGCAGTGTTCGCACTGTTCCTTTTTTCTTTTTGTCAAATAAAAAAAAATAAAAAAAATTTTTCATCGGGGGGTGGGGGTTAAGAAATCACCTGGTTGAAACTATAAGTACTATGCTTAATGAAACCGCAGCGCAGATTTTCTACTCTACAAGAACCTTTTTCGCTAGTGTGCAAAACCTCCACACACAATAGAAATCAATCTCAAAATTTTTTGCGCAGAAATTTTTTTAATCTGCTAGAACCCTTTTCCAACTGTTATACTCGCGAAGCGAACACACACGTGAGTGCTAACGAGCGTGTATGTACACAGTACATCCTAGTGTAGCTTAAACGAACCTCACTCCTAGTGTACAACTACTGTGAGCACACTGTAAGTCTACTGTGTAAATACTGTATGAACACTCAACAGCACACGCTCAAATTCAACTTTCATACTATTACCAACAGTGTTGCTGTTGATGCGCTAGTGCATGCACTGTCAATAGAACTGTTCATCAACAATAATATAAAGTGTTTTCAGCCAACAGAAGATTCACTAGTGTTTGAGTCAGACTTGCACTGTACAGTTGCGCAGTTAGCACTGTGTTCGGACACTAGGTTTACGTTGACTCGCAGTTAGTATTACCGTGTGTGTACGGGCTGCTGTGAGCTTGCTAGACACCATTTGTATTGGGTGCTTTGGGTATACGCTAGTATCTAAAAAAGCGCATACCGCTTCGCGGCTTCTTGGAAAATCTGGCGCAGGGCGCTTCGCGCTCTTTCGGATCTAGGCTGCGAGAAACTTCTGTTGAAAATCTGTGGTGAGATCCAACTCACCTTCGCCGTCCAACACCTGGCGTATTTTGTCTGCTAGTATCACATGGTTGTAGCTGCTGATATGATTCAGTCTAGTGTCTACTCCTCTGCGATACCACATGGTGCGATGTTGATGGTCCAAGAATTCCTGTTCGCTCACACACTCAGTGAGTGCTTGTTCTGTGGGCAGATTTCTAAATCCGGGAACAATCACAGTGCGGTAATCTCGACTGTTCAGCCATGCCAGGTGACATTCATAGTTGATGATGTCTGCTGTGGGGTTCACCAGATAGCGTGTGTACTGTTCCAATGCATGCCAGTTGGCAGCAGTGTTGGGCATATCGATTTCTTTTAAATTGTAGTAGTTGGCGTATTGAGGATAATCCTGCCAGAACCATCGTCGAAAGCAGTCAGTGGTGACCACCACTGCTGCGTCCTGTGCTTGTATGCGATCCTCTGCTTGTTGCAGTCCCCATAGTATTCTTTCATTGCTGCGTCCTGCTGCTGCATCAAATTCTATATCGCACTGATAATGATCTGCCAGTAGATGCTGCCACTGTGTTGCATCCGCGTGATCTTGTGCATAACTGTCACCAAATATCCACAGCTTCATTCGTCACCAAGATTGTTGAGGAATGCTCGCAGTTTGGTGCTGTCTGTTTCAGCACGTATCTTGGGTGCTGCTGCTCCTTCACTGGGATCTTCGCTGGCTGTGTTGGTGCGTTTGAGGTTGTTTACAATACTACTAGCGCCTGAGCTTGCACCGCTTGATGTGTAGTTGTCATCTTCATCTTCGTCACAGTCTATGATGCGCAGTGTGTCTAGATCAAAGCCCAGATCAATCTTTTGTCCTACGCCGCTACTATTACGTGTTTTCATCAGCTGTAGTTGATAGCGTCCACGTTCTCTCATTGCTCTGCTGGTAAAGATACCAAACACGTTGTCTGCTGTTTGAATCTTACTAAGACCGCCTGAGATATGCGAGTGATCAAATTCAATTTCTTCAACAGCACCACGATTCAGCTGTGCCGCTGTAACAAACACTGTATTGAGTTCCATTGCTAGGTTACGCAGTTCTTCACTCACATACTTGTCTTTGATAAACAGGTTCTCTGCACTCACCTTTGTACCAGCTGGCATCAATAGATCCAAGTAGTCAATCAACAGCACATCTACTTTCTTGCCTGTTTTGATCTCATACTCTTTGATATAGCTGCGCACATCGTTTGCAGTCTTGCCTGAGGGCATGTACTTGACTTGGAATGCACCACTCTTCTTGCCAATCATCTTGACTTTGATCTCAACATCATCAATGCTCTTGAACACATCACGTGTGCTGATGCCTGTGACCATGCTGTCAATTCTCATACTAACCAAGCTCTCTGCAAGTTCCAGTGTCAAGTACATCACGTTCATGCCCTTCTCAGCCATGTTAACGCCGATGTTGGCTAGGAACAAACTCTTGCCTGCACCCGAGCCGCCTGCAAAGATATTCAGCTCGCCTCTGTTGAATCCGCCAAACAGTTTCTTGTCCATAGCAGCCCAACCAGTGCTGACCTGTCCGTTTGTGCTCTTGATGCCTTCTAGACGTGTTCTTGGATCAGCCCAGTAGTCTGTGCCCAAGTCTTTCTGTAGACCAATCTGCACAGCTTTCTTGACTAGATCCTCACACGCTCCATAATCACCATTCTCCAGCAGATCTGCGCTCTTGAGAATAGCTGCTTCCAGTGCTTTGTGCTTGCTGAATGTTTCAAACTCATTCAACAGCCAATCATAGTGATTCTCCTGTAGTTGTCCAGGATCTTTGAGGTCTGCTTTGGTTGCAGCATTGATCATGTCGAATGTGGGCAGTGCGTTGTGTTCTGTCACATAGTCTGTGAGAAACTTTGCACCTTCCTGCAAGCGTCTATCAAATGCTTGAGGGTCAAATACTGCTTGACAACGAACAAAGCTCTCAGCATCGCTCATCATCATCTCAAGATATACCTTTTGTATATCATACCCATAGTCTGTGTTTTGTCTTGTGCTCATGTGTTTATTATACTACCTGTGCCATTTGTTGTCAAGTGTTGTTCTGTCCTTGGTCTTTGCTAATACTGCTCCTATACAACTGCCCGGGTCACCTGGATTCTTGGGAACGTGTACTGTGCTCCAATTGGTTAACAATGCAACTGCTTGACGGTTAAGTGCGCCTCCACCTGCAAGTGCTAAGTTCTTAGAACCTGTCTTTCTTTTGGTCCACGCTGCTAAGTTAAGCAAGCAATACTCAAACACTTTTTGTGTAGCTGCTGCAATATCATACATGTCCTGTTCAGTAGTCAGCTCTGGTCTCCACCAGCTTACGCCTCTGTGCATGTTCTCTCGCATGCGTATATAAGGGTCATTACCCATGCCACGTGTTTCTACCAGTTCTTCAAGTATAGGCATAAACAATCTATGTGGGTCGCCTTTAGCACCCCATTGGGCTACTAAGTATTCATCACGTTGTGCTTGTAGGCCCATACGTTGTGTCATAGCACTATAGAATAATCCAAGACTATGTGGGTACCCTTGACTGTGTATTTTCTTTAGGCCTCGTTCTGTACCATGCCATACAGTTAGGGTCTCGAACTCTCCTATACTGTCTAAGCATATTACAGCACAGTCTACATAGGGTTGGGTGTAGTATGCGTAGGCTGCATGACTCAAATGATGCTGGGTATACTCTATCTTACACCCAATGTTCCAACGTTTGAGATAGGCTCTAATATCATTCTCTTTACGTAGCCAACCCTGTCCTGCACGCCATTGTCGCAGTGTCTTTAAGAACGGACGTTCATACCATACAACTTTGTTAGGCTTGCCGTACTGTAGTGCGTGTTCTACAATAGCATCATTGAGATCAGGGTCATTAGGAACTCCCGAGAAGTCTTTTGCAAGACCTGCCCATATGAGTCGTGTAGGACGGTTTATACCTAACCCTTTGACTGTGTCATCAAAAACGGCTATGCTGGCATCGTGACTATTGCCAACTATTCCCCAAGTAATCATTTATAGATAAACGGGTCCTTTTCCCGTAGCTCTTTCATGCGTTTACGGAATTTAATTTCTGCTTTGATTTTACGATAGGGCCATGCAACCACATCCCAAATCTTTGTTAATACTTTTTTAATCATATGAACCATTTTTTTGCTCTCAATCTAATTTTAAGTGGGCTAGTTTCAGCAGCACTAGCAATGCTGTATAGTGTATATAGTCTTCCGTACTTATCTACTGCATCGCCAATATCATTAACATCTTGGGGCCACTCTGGTAAGCTAACTCCCCAACCCTGTTCAATGGCTTGTTCTACAAGTTTACTACCAGCTTTGTCTCTGTCGGGCACTACAACAATGTCTTTGTTTAGTTTGTTGATCAGCAACGCTTGTGCATCATTAATTTCACTGCCGCCGAGCGCACAGCCGTCTACATGAATAGCATCTACTTGCCCTTCACAGACAATAGCAAACGTTTTGTCATAGCCTTGTGCGTCAAGTCCGTACACAAAGCCAGGTTGTGTTTCTGTAAGATACTTGGGCTTTTTATCTGCTGTGATAGTTCTAGCTGTCCAGCCTACTACTCTACCTTCATAGTAAAACGGAATAATAAGTCTATCACGATATGCTAAACTTGCACTCCAATAGTAATCAGTATCATCTAAGTTTAGATTACGTGCAGCCATGTATTCTAATATAGACAAACTAAATTTGCTGAAATCAGTAATATCAGTAATTTTAATTGCATCTGGAGGCAGTGGTACAGTTTCAAATGTGGGCAGTTCTATCTTGCGCTCTGCTACCTCAACGCCTTCGTTTAAGCGCATGACGTCAAAGGTTAGCCGTGTTATTGTATCATCTGTACAGTTCAGCCACTGTAGAAGCTTACGTAGCTTGTTAGACACCGGTCTACCTGGTTGCCAGCTTGCTTTGTATCCACAGTTAAAACAATGATAGCTAACTGTATCACCTTCACTAATAAGTCCGCCGCGTCCTCTAGTGTCAGCAGTGTTGCCGTTGTGATGACAGCAGGGTGCGTTAAAGCTGGTCCACCCACTAGGAGTTGTCTTTCGCTTTGAAGGCAAGTGTGCTGTAATTGTGTCAGATACAATACTCATACTACTATTATAGCATCAGTATAGGATTTGTCAATTAGTTTCTTAATTTAATTGAAGTAATGTTTGTAGGATCTATTGTAGTAAAAACTCTCAAATAGTTATACGTTCCGTCAAACTCAATTTGTGTCTCCGTAGAATCGCTGCTAGCATTACTAGGCGTAATGTTAACCCATTTTGATCCTGTCGAAACAGATCTATCAGTGGTATATTGTATTGTTAATTCAGAACTATCAATTGCCGGAGTAACTATGATGGCATTTTCAAATGCAAATATTTCGCCACTTGGTGTTGCAGTAATATAATCTGTAGCCCAGTAATTTATAGAATCAGTAGTATCATCATCAGGTATAATAGAAGATGCAACATCTGTAAAAAACATTTCAACATCTGCTCTAGGTGCAGGAAATGCACTAGCATCTAGATATATTGTTCCATTATTACCAAAGTGACTATCAGCGTATGTTAAAGTTTGACCTGCAGATTCGTCGTCAAAGTACACGCTGTATCGTAAGTATTGTTGAGGCAAATCTTCTAATAACGAGTTGCCTATTGTTAGATTTGCTAGACCTTTAGTTGCAGATGCATCTACTGTAAGATCTAATACTTTTTTAGATGTTTCATCGTATGCAACAAATTTAATAGTTTCATTAGATACATCAATTGGTTTTTGATCTGCGTTTAAAAACCTAAATTGAACAGTATTATCTATTCCTTTATATATCTTTATTTGTCTGCTATACACTGGGTTATACTCCGTTATAAATCCTGTATCGTTTGATACAACCTCTATTCTGTTATTGACTAAATATCTTGGTATAAGTTGCATTAAGCAGGATCCTTATTAATAAAGTATTTATCGGAATTACATGTTAACAAAAAATATAGAAGAAAATTTTCCATTCCTTAGCGTAGTAACATACGGTGGGCAGGAGTACATTGGCATCATTATCAATCAAGATGCGACAGTTACAAGCATGTACGTATATACTGATATTAGGACTGAATTAGAACAAAAGGCTTTTTTAGAACTTGGCGACGCATGGTGGTGGGAATCTAATCGAATGATTCCTATTAATATATTCTTGCGAGGAGAAATTGAGCCTTTTAAATATTGCATAACAACAATGAATTCAAAAGATGTAAGAGTAACAATAGGGCCGTGTGTTAATTTAAATAATCTATCTATTAAACGAGTCAAACGTAAAAACGTTCAACTAGTGAGAAAACCTAAGAGCTAAGTTTCTCACACAGTAAATTCATATGAACTACACACGCCATAGCATATGAAATAGCATGTGCTTTCTTAAAGTAGTATGCTCCATCTTCTGGCTTTGTCCAAACGCTGTCGTTGATCGTTTGCCAAGTTTCGTTGACAAGATGGCGTTTCGCAGGACGTATCATCGCCAACACTGCTGCTAACTGTTCTACTGATTGTGGCTTTAATTTTTTTAATAATTCGTTGTGTCCGTTTAGATGGAATACCTGATCTGAAAACTCTTGGTGTTCTAGTAACTGCCATAGTGGAGTCCTTTCCATTAGTTCTGTTAGATGTGCTTCATCACGAACGTCTTTGTAGATACTCACATTGAGAAAGTCAAGTTTAAAGTAGCCGCGTTCATCTGCTTCTTTGTGTTCAATTGTAGATAAATTATCAATAGGATTGTGCGGAATCTCAGTAGCATAGACTCCTGTGTTGTGTTTTTTGCCAGTAGGGAGTTTGGCAACTCTATGAGTTAGTCGAGATAGTATAACGTCTCTGTCGCCAAAATCTATATCAATATCAGGCAAGTTGTTTCTCCAGTTTACGTGCTTTCTTCTGAGCCATGTCCCATTTGAGTTTGCTTGCACGATCTTTGAATGTAATGCCCAGCAAATGATCTAGTTCGTGCAAATAGCACTTGGCACTGTAGCCTTCAATCTTGACTGTACACTCTTCTAGATTTTCGTTCCAGTACTTTGCAAGTATTTCTTTTGGGCGTTTGATCTTAACAAACACATTGGGGAAGCTCAAGCAACCTTCAATATCATCTTGTGTATCTGATGTATATTGTAGCACTGTCGGATTAATACACATTGTACTATTCTCTACACTATCTCCCATCACAAACACTTTAGCATCAAGACCGATTTGATTTGCACTTAGTCCGATGCCGTTGTTTGCAATCATAAACTCAACCATTTCTTTTTTGAGTTCGACAGGATCAAACCCTGGATTGTCTAGGTCTACATCTTTAACTTCACGTTCTAGTATTTCGTTTGGATATTTAATTAGTTTCATAGTTTGCTTTCCTTTACAACTTGCTTTACAAGTTCAACATCTTTTATTTGTCGTTTAAATCGAACACCCCAGTGTTTCGGATCTACAATATTATAAATCATACTCAATTGCTCGTCGTTAAAATTGCCAAGCATTTCTTTTCCGCTTTTACAATTAAGCATAAGCCACGGACTGATCTTTCCATCTTTGATATGCCATACCGCTCTGTTAGGCGATGCATACAAGAAGTAATGATTCCATACACTGTTGTTTTCAGCAGCCCATTCGACCATAGTTTCAATGCTACGTTCGAGTGCAGTTTCAACACCTTCTTTTTTAATTAGCTCAACTGCATATTTCTCATACATTTCTTCCTTGCACCAATGATCAAGTTTAACTCCGCTGGTTACAACATAGTTGATGTACTTCTCAGGATACAACGGTTTTACATTAGATACAAAACTGCCAAACTTTACAAACGCATTGTAGTAACTGCTTTTGCAAAACTCTTCATATGTTTTATCTTTCTTTGCACCTGCACTTAGTTTGTAAAACTGATTGAACGCATAAAACCCTAGGCGTACTCGCTTTTCGTCTTTTTGCAAGGCACGTCTTTTCTTTTCACACAGATGCGCCATAAGAGTTGACTCTTTTACATAACTGCTGCCGCAGTATTCACATTTGTATGGTTTAGAGTTTGACTGCAATTTCATGCTCTTCTGCAAGTTGTTTGAGTTCTTTTTTTGTAGATATTCTAGCAAGTGTTTCAACCTCGTCTGTCTTTAGATGTGGATATATTTTCTCCAGCAGTTGCATTGCTTTGCCTGTACTGCCGTCACGTTTCTTAAAACCAATCCAAGGATGAAATTCGTTCTTGCCTGTGTTGCCACACATGCACAACAACTGCCACATTAATTTTTGATGTCCAGTATCTTTGCCTACACCAATGTCATTAAAGTTTTTATTGTAGTACTCGTTGGTTTTGAATACAGCAAGTTCCTGCTTTTCACGACTGCCTTGTACGCCACTGACATATCTATTCAACAACCAAAAGCTGATCTGCTTCTTGTGATCATCTTCCAAGTGATTCCAAATCTCACTTTCGCCATTGTCAATCCAACTGAGGATTTCTTTTATTGCAAGTTTTTCTGCTGCCACGTTTCAACATCCTCCGGGGTATTAATCTCTACTCCATTAAAGTATACACTCTGTGCGCCAATTTGCCAACCACTTTTTAACCAACGCAGTTGCTCAAGCGATTCAACAGTTTCTTCTTGTGTAACTTTTAAACTAGGGTAAGCTACTAGTGCATGGCGCTTGTATCCGTATACACCTAGATGCCATTCGCCATAACCTGTGAGTCCTCTACCAAACCATAGTGCTTGATTGGGATAGGCATGTATCATCTTAACTGAGTTAGGATCGTTCTGCATACAAGGAGGCATGTCTGTGTACACTGTGCTTACTGAATAGTTATAGGATAAACTTTCAACACACTTTTCAATCATTTCAACTGTTACATCGGGCATGTCACCTTGTACATTTATAAACTGATCATACTGTTTGAAGAAGTCATTTTGTATCGCGCCAGCGCATCGTTCTGTGCCGTTGGCATAATCTACTTGCTCGATCCAGCACTTGTTAGAACCAAACAATTCGTATATACGCATGTCGTCGGTAAGAACGTATGTTGGTATCTTAGACGCTGTACAAGCGTCATACACACGTTCTATCATAGGTATGCCATCTAACTTAGCTAATGGTTTACCTGGAAAGCGTGTGCTGCCGTATCTAGCGGGTATAAGAATAGCGGTGGATGTCACTGACTACCTCCTCAAAATCTTCTAAGCGCAGCATGTTAGGACCATCGCTGGGTGCGTTGTCAGGATCAGCATGTACTTCTAAGAAGAAATTAGTAACACCCAAAGCGGCGGCACTACGAGCCATCCCAGGAACGTAAGCGCGATTCCCGCCGCTACTACTTCCATTGCCGCCTGGCTTTTGTACGCTGTGGGTAGCGTCAAACACCAGAGGACAGTCAAAGTTATCAAGCATATACTGCATACCAGTATAGTCCACGACCAAAGTATTGTAACCAAAGCTAGTACCTCTCTCAGTTATCCAGACTTCACGAGCGTCTGCACACTTACTTAGCACTCCTGCCATGTCCCACGGTGCAAGGAATTGACCTTTCTTGATGTTAACTATTTTGCCAGTAGCACATGCATGCTGAATTAAATCTGTTTGTCTGCAAAGGAAAGCAGGTATTTGTAGTACATCAACTGCGTCCCAGTATACTGTCTGTATTAGGTCAATGTGATTTTTTTCATGTACGTCTGTTAGTATTTGTAGATTTGTAAAGCCAGTTTTTAGTTCTCTAAAATCTTCCATGGTTTTTTTAAAGCCAACGCCACGTTCGCCGGTTACACTTGTTCGATTTGCTTTGTCAAAACTAGCTTTGAATACATAATCAATATCAAAAAAATCACACACACGTTTACACTCACGTGCAATTTTTGAACTCTGTGCTAGTGATTCGTGTTGACACGGTCCTGCAATAATTCTCATTTATTTTCCTTTACCATATAATAAGTCGTAACCAGCTGATCCAAGAGCTTTTTTATTGTAGGATACTCTTGTGCTAGTTCGCACAATTCTTGCCACTCTGCGTAGTGTAATAAGTCGCCATTTGCTTGTGCAACTGATGCAGGGTCGCCGCCTATGATCCAACGTTCTATTTCAGGCTTGTCACGATAACGAGCGTACACAACACCGTTGCTACGCTCGTATATCAGTGCTTCATTTGGTTTTAGATTTCCCAACTTCTGTTCCACTTGTACGTCTTACAATGTCATCGTGATTAAATTCAGCCCAGTACAGTTCAAAAGCGACACCGTCTTCTAGTCCTTCGAACTGATGAATCTTGCCGGGCTTGACTTGTGTAAAGTCGCCAGCTTCAAGAATAGTTTCATCAACTAGTCCTTGATCATCTTGCCAAACTCGAACAATCATCTTGCCCGATTCAACAAAAAATCCATTCCATTTAAACTGATGTTCGTGTTCGCTACACTTGTATCCTGCTTTGTATTCAATGCGATGAAACTCTAGTACACCGTTTGCATGAATGAGCTCAGTAGCCCCCCATACCTTACCTGCTTTAATTCCCATTTGTTTTCCTTTACATTAACAAACTATATTCTATTACTTCGCTCTGTCTGCTTATATCTTTAACAAAATATGCACATAACGGATCTTTTCCGTCTGTAATTGGAACACTTAATAGTTGTCCATTTTTCATTTTAGGAAAGTACCATTTTACATCTGTATAAAAATTTGTAATTTTTATTTCAGCAAAATCAGTTTTAAAACTTGTGAGAGGATTAAACAAAAATGCTTCAAACCCTCTATCGTTAATACTTGTTAAAGGCAGTACTTCTAAATCATTGCCACTTTCGGAACATCCGACTGCAATGTTCCAATCTACAGGCATAGTAACTTCTTTGCCTCCAATGTCCAGCACCATTGCAGGTGCACTAAAACTTTCTAAGAAAATTAACGGTACAAAGAAAAAGTCAGGATTTTTAGGATCACTATTATCTAGTACACTAAAACGTACATCGTCTTCAATTTGTTCTGGTAAATCGTCTAGGTTAAAACACTCGTTATCTAAGGTTAATATTCTCATTTAATTCCAATCCACTTTTTCGATAGTAAAGGGATACTCTGCTTCTTTGTAAAACTTTTTACGCTGAGTTAGATGTCGCTTCGCAAACTTACACGTACTTGTAAGATCCCATATTTGCACGAAGTCTTTGTCCTTTGCCTTTCTTACGCCTCTACCAATTGATTGGATTACTCTTACAAAACTTTTTCCTGGCTCGAGTAGTACAAGATTAAAGATACGAGGAATGTTAAGTCCAACTGCTGCAACCCCATATGTTGCAATAATTACTTCGTTAGTTCCTTCACGAATTGTATCGTAAGTTTCTTTCCTATCTTTTACTTTTACACTTCCACTAATAAACGTGGCTCCTGGGATAAGTTCTGCTAATGTTTCGCCTGCACTAATTCTATCTACAAGAATTAGAGTATTGCCTGATTGAGATACTGTGTTCATCATCTTACCAATATATTCTAAACGTGCTGTATCTGATGTTAGATACTTTAGTTCGCTTTGGTAATCACGATGTGCAACTGTATCAATTAGTTGTACTACATTAACATGACATGCTGATAACACACCTTTGTCCTGTAGTTCTTTTGCTGTAATTGCTCCAATAACAGGACCAAGTGATGCATGAATACTTTCAAATTCAAACTTCTCTCTTGGCACTGTGCCAGTTAGTCCCCAGCGAATAGGAGCGTTACGTAGGTTGCGAGTAAGCAAGTTTTTAAGAACTTCTGCTTTCGCCATGTGTACTTCGTCAACAATAACAGTGCTTACACCTTCTAAAAACTCTGCCAGTGACAACACTGCTGAGCCATCTTTATGCTTCTTGTCCAAGATATTCAAGGATTGCCAAGTGCATATTGTGTGAGTCTTACCTAGTTGCTTTCTGTCTCCAAAGTACACCCCTACGTCTAATCCACAGTTGATATAGTCTTCTTCTGTCTGCTCAACCAAGCTTTTGTTAGGTACAATAACCAAACTACGCCCGTAAGGTTCACTGATGTGTGATAACGTAGCAGTTGTAATTGTCTTGCCTGCGCCTGTAGCAATTTGCTGTAGACTCTGTGGATTAGAAATAAAATTGTTGATTGCCTCAACTTGATAGTCACGAAGAATAATATCTTCGCCTTCTGCTGGATGACCTTCTGGCCAAACAACACCTTGATCTGCCCAGTAGCGTTCTGTTACTGGTTTAAATTCTAATTTAATAGGATGACGTCTATCTTCAATGTCTACAATCTGTACATTGTTCTTTGCTAGTACTTCACTAACAACATCAAGGTGATTGACGTATCCTGTGCCACCAATGCCAAAGAAAGCAACTTTGCCATCCCACCGACCTAGTTTATACTGTGGCATGTGTTTTGCATACGGCACTTCAAACTTTAGTGCATTTGCAAGTTTACGTCGAATGTCAACTTCAAGACCTTCTAACTTGATGTTTACTTCGTCTTCAATTATTAGTTTACAACTAGCCATAGTATCTTGAATGTCTCCTAAATGGACTCATGTGTTCTTCTCTATATAT